TTATTAGATAAAGTTTTTGAAGATGTAAATATTTCTGCATCACAATTTATTGATTTTCATATGCTTCAAATTGAAGATATGGAAGTACTTGATAATGATAATTTGAGTATAACGGGCAGTTATAGTGCATGTGATACTGGTAGTACTGGTGGTGTTTATTATATGAGATATTTTATAGATGGAGTTAATGTTGAGAATAACTGCACTTCCCTTCAGTAAGGTTATTATAACAGATAAACAAGTAACTGATAAAGAAATATCTTCAGATTTCATTATATATGAATTACCAATTTTTATTAAAAATATTATTATTGAATATAACGATATTAAAGTGATTCATTTATGTGAGGATAGACAGGAAAAAACATCCTGGGGTACACACTTTTTCTTATACAAGGATGAATTGTTAGGATTATTTGAAATAGTAACTGGTCCATTAGTATATACGAAGATAGGAAGGCATTATTGTTATGTTACAATTAAAGATAAAGATAATAAATTTGATATAGAGTTAAAAAAATATATAGATTATGAATATGAATTAATAGACTCTGAGTATTATTTAGATAAATTAAAGTTGTATAAAGAAAATGAATTATAAAGTAAAAAAACAAAATATTTTTAAAACTCCGGTTTGGACAACAAGAATTGACGCCGATAATAAAAAAATACAAGATTATGCTTACTCTTTAAAATCACAAGATAAAAGTGGTGTGATTAGGTCTAATGTTGGTGGTTGGCATTCCAATAGTCATCCAGGTAATTTTCACGGTGGTATAGGAGAGGTACCAGAAATTTTGGGTAATTTATTTGATTCTTTTTGTGAACTCATTAAAAATAATATAACTAATGGTGAGGAAGTAGTTATAGATAATTGGTGGTTCAATATTAACCATAAAAAAGTATTGAATACTCACCATAGTCATCCAGGAGCAGATTATTCATTAGTTTATTATGTAAAAACTCATGAAGATTGTGGTGATTTAGTCCTTAAAAGAAGTGATGATAAGGTTTTATTTAATAGAGAATTCGTTCATCATTATGAAATGGAAAATCCTGATTGTAGTATTAAACCAGAAGATGGTCAGTTGGTTATTTTTCCGTCATGGTTGAAACATTCTGTTGATATGAATGCAAAGGATAAAGATAGAATAAGTTTAGCAGTGAATTTTGTATTAAAGAAAAGATTAAATCCTGATAATAAGTTACAAAGGGATGGGTATCAAATTGTCAGAAACTTTTTATCTAAAGATTTATTGGAACTTACAAAACAATATTTTGATTTAAAAATAGAAAATGATGAGTTAATATTAGATGACGGACAAGTACCAGGCACTTTTACTGCTTATGGTACTTACATTGGAGATTCAATTTTAAAAATGCTACAACCAGTTGCAGAAAGTGTGATTGGAGAAGAATTATATCCTTGTTATACTTTTTTTAGACTTTACAATCGTATGGATTGGTTAAAACCACATACAGACAGACCATCTTGTGAGTTTAGTGCTACTATTCCGATATTTACGGATAAACCTTGGCCACTTTATATGCAAGAATATGATTTTGAAAAATATGGTACTGTGTCAACATCTTGGCAAGATTCCGCTGAGAATGAAAAATCTATAAATGTTGTATTAGAATTGGGGGATGTTTGTTTTTATGAAGGAACTAAAATGAATCACTGGAGATTACCGTTTGAGGGAAACGAGTGTTACCAATTATTTATTCATTATGTTAGAAAAAATGGTAAATATTCAGATTTTAAATTTGATAAACGATCAAATCTTGGTTTTGAAGCGGGATCACAAAAACATGAATTATCAATAGATAATTTTTTATGATAGTATATCGTAAATCTTTGAACAATTATAGATTTACTCCAAGTTCATATGGGATAACATATTGGAAAAAAGCAAACGAAGATAAACTTCAATTAGCAATAGATATTTTTCAAGAAGAATTGAATTGGAATGAAATGTGGAGTGTGGAAGATGCAAAACAAAGGTTAGAAGATGGTTGGTTAATGTCCGTTTTGGAACAAGATGATGAACTTAAAGGTTGGTTTTGGTTGAATTATGAAACACAAGAGGGATTGAATCTTTATGTTCATAAAGATCATAGGAATTGGGGATATGGAAAGGGTTTAATTAATTATATTAGTAGCTCAGCTAAACTAAAGGGTTTAGATTCAGTATGGTCGCAGGTTGATGAGTGGAATGAGGTTAGTCAGAGGTTATTTTTAAGATGTGGTTATGTGAATGAATAAATTTATAATGTTAAATGGAAAACGTAGTGGTTCAAATAATTTAATGAATTCATTACATCATTTAACAAGAACTAAAATGGTTTGGATGGATTCACCACCTGATATATGGAAAACATTTGGTTTGTCATTTTCTAATGATGAAATTCTTAATTTAAATATCAGTAATTGTTTTGATGAAATATTTCAATCTAATTCAGGAATGAAATTGAATTGGGATGAACCTGGTTATCTTGATGTTATAGATATATTTTTAGATTATCCAGTATTGAAAATATTAACATATCGTAAAAATATATTTGAAAAGGTTATTTCTGAAATGTTAGCAATTCAAACGGGTCATTGGATTCAACCAATTGGTAGAAGTAGAAAATATAAAAAAAATTATAAATTTGATACTCTCGACTATGAAGAAGTAAAGTCTTGGATGGATAGAATATACAATGAAACTTTATTTATGTTCGAAAAAGTTAATGGTAGAAAAGATGTAAAAGTATTCTCTTACGAGGATTTATTTGATAGAAATATTTATACAGATAAACACAGACAAAATTATTTTTCATTGGTACAGTTTCTTGATATTGAAAAAACTGAAAAAGAAATTGATGATAAAAGGGCAGAATTTATAGAACCACATAAATGTTATAAAACCGACCAAACTTATCAAAATATAGCAAACTTTTCCGAACTTGAGAAATTAAAAGACTATTTATTATTATGAAAAATAAAGGTCTATTCGACCACATTACACACATTACACAAAAACAGACTAAAGGTTATTGGAATTCTCTAAACGAAACAGAGAAGAAGCAATGGTCTAACTATATGATACATAGATTTCTATCCATGAAGATGGAATATGTTGACGTAGTAAATGAAATTCAGAGATACAATCTTAAACCAAAAGATATGTATAAGTTATACACTAATGTTCTTCCAAAGAAGAAAGAGTGGTTAAGATATGTTAAAGGAAAAAAGAAGATGAAACATGAAAAATGGTTATTAGAAATAGTATCAAAATACTATGAATCAAGTCTATCAGAGGCTACGGAATACTTAGAGGTATTTTATACTACTGAACAAGGTAAGGCAAATCTCAAAACTATACTCCAAAAATATGGAGTAGAACCAAAGGAAATCAAGAAACTAAATCTACCCTAATGACAAGAGTAAACTATGAAACTCTCGGCAAGTTCATTGATGTAGATGAGAAAGACTTAGAGTTTGAAAGGGTTACAAATTCAATAGATGTAGTAGACAGAGAATATGGTGTAGATGTCATATTCGATTATTACAGGCGTCATGGATTTCCCCACTACAAAATTCGTGAAGATGAAAAACACGAACATATGAGGAAACTCAAAAAGTTTGATGTCGATACAATATTCATAGACAATCAGATAGTTCAAACTATGCATTGTTTGAGATTAGCTTGGTCATACTTTCCACACTTTTGGTCAGTTCAATGTGGACATTCAAGAACATCACCGATGCAAGCATTCAATGATGATAAGATATTCAAGTCAGTTATTACAAAGTGTTGGAATTGGGAACAGAAACACTACAAGGGTGAAGATCCAAACGGAGAGAGAAACAAGTTCCACGAAAATAGACTACGACAATCTTTGAAGTTATATTCAGGTGTTCAAGCAGTATCTAATTTCAGACCTACGGCAGCAAAACTAATCTATGAGAAGTTCGGTGGAGATGGAGTGATATGGGATATGAGTTGTGGTTGGGGTGGAAGGTTACTTGGATTTCTTTCATCATCTAATACTAAACATTACATAGGAACTGAACCATCTTCAAAGACCTATAAAGGTTTATTGCAGATGAGCGAAGAATTCTCGTATATTAGTAAAAAAATTGATATATATAAACAAGGAAGTGAAGAATATCTTCCAAACAAATCATCTCTTGATTTGTGTTTTACTTCACCACCTTATTTCGACACGGAAAAGTATTCCGATGAGTCCACACAAAGTTATAAAAAGTTTCCTACTCAAGATGAGTGGGTGAATGGGTTTTTGAGAAAGACTATAGAGAATTGTTATTACGGATTAAAAGAAGGCGGTTATATGTTATATAATATAGCAAACACACCAAAGTATAAATTTATAGAAGAACAAACAGTAAAGATTTCAAAAGAGTTGGGTTTTGCCCAAGAAGATACATTACAATTAACATTATCAAGTGTGATGGGTGCTGGTTATAAATATGAACCAATATTCGTCTTTAAAAAATAGGAGAAGGTATGACAGAACAACGTGACCTTGAACGGTTATTGAAAGTACATTATGCGGATATGCCGGGATTGGATACAGAAACACAAATACTATTCAAACAGTTAGAATGGGGTATTAATTTAGGTACGAATACTATGTATTTAACTTATGAAATAGATACAGACCAATTATATTCAGTTATGACAAGATTCGATAATTTTATCCAATATAGTGGTGGAAAGAAAGATGTAAATTTAGTTATTTCATCCTATGGTGGTGATGTATATGCTATGTTAGGAACGATTGATTATTTCAATTCATTACCAGTTAAAGTGAACACTCGTTGTATCGGAGCCTGTATGTCAGCAGCCGCGGTGATATTGGCATGTGGAACTGGTAAAAGAACTATGACTCAAAATTCAACGGTTATGGTACACGAAGGTTCAGCATTTGAAGTAGGTAAAACTTCAGATGTGATAAAAGGAGCCGATCATATG